GTACGGGCCTACCGACTTGTTCCCGTCCGACTTCGTCGTGATTGACGGGTCCAAGAGGCCGGTGCCCGCCTACTACCTCCGCAAGCAGGCCGAGCAGGTCCAGCTCGCGATCAAGGCCAAGCGACAGGAGGCGCTCCTGGCCGACGACAGCAACCGCACACCAGAACGCCTAGCCGTCCGCGAGGAAGTCCTCCGGCGGCGCGTCGACAACCTCAAAAGGGAAATCTGACCCATGAACCTCATCGCCTTCGGTCTCTTCGACACGAAAACCGGCAATTACGGGCAACCGTTCTTCTTCAAGCACGTCGCGGAATGCAGCCGCGCGCTGCGTGAGCTGCTCAACGATCCCGCCGCTATGGCGGCCCGCTACCCGGAAGACTTCCAGCTCCACCAGCTCGGGATTTTCTTCGACGACATCGGCCAGTTCGAAAACCACCTGGTCAACCATGGAACCCTCGTCGCGTTTGCGGCTCCGATCGGAGCGAGGGAAAAAACTACCGGCGTTCATGGGGAGACCGTCTGATGGCGCTTCCCTCGGTCATGACTCACGCCTTCAGCCAAGTCCCGAAGGCCGAGATCCCGCGCAGCTCCTTCGATCGCAGCCACGGCTACAAGACGACCCTCGACAGCGGCTATCTCGTCCCGTTCTTCGTGGACGAAGCCTTACCGGGCGATACTTTCAACCTCCGTATGACGGGGTTCGCGCGTCTCGCCACGCCGCTGCACCCCTACATGGACAACGCGTTCTTCAACACGTTCTTCTTCGCCGTGCCTATTCGCCTCATCTGGGACAACTGGGAGCGCTTCAATGGAGCACAGACCGACCCTGGCGACAGCACTGATTACCTTATACCGCAAGTGGTTGCGCCTCCTGCTGGCGGTTTTTCTGCTGGCTCTATTGGTGACTATTTCGGCCTGCCAGTCGGCGTCAACTCTCTGTCTGTCAGTGCTCTACACTTCCGAGCCTACAACCTCATCTGGAATGAGTGGTTTCGAGACCAGAACCTCCAGGATTCCGTCGCCGTCCCCCGAACCGACGGCCCGGACGACCCGGCCCTCTATCAGCTGCTGAGGCGCGGCAAGCGGCACGACTACTTCACTTCGAGCCTTCCCTGGCCGCAGAAGGGGGAGAGCGTCTCGATCCCGCTCGGTACGTCGGCGCCCGTCGTCGGGAACCCGGCCATTAACGGCGGTGTTCCGCGTTTCAACTTCCTTCCCGGTTCGGCCACGGTTTCGGTGCTCGAGGCCAGCAACGGTTCTGCCAACGCGTCGTGGTTTCCGAACCCGGGGGCTTCGACCAATTCCGGCGCTGCCTGGGCGGACCCCGCGCTGCAGGCCGATCTCTCCGACGCGACCGCGGCCACCATCAACCAGCTGCGGCAGGCGTTTCAGGTCCAGAAGCTTTACGAGCGCGATGCGCGCGGCGGCACGCGCTACACCGAGATCATCAGGGCGCACTTCGGGGTCACTAGCCCCGATGCTCGGCTGCAGCGGCCGGAGTATTTGGGCGGCGGCCAATCTGCGGTGAACGTTCACCAGGTGGAGCAGACTTCTGGCACGGCGCAGCCGGACGGCTACACTCCGACGCCGCAGGGCAATCTCGCCGCCTACGGCACCTCGATCATGTCCGGCCACGGCTTCAGCAAGAGCTTCACCGAGCACTGCGTGATCGTCGGCCTCGTGAGCATCCGGGCCGATGTCAACTATCAGCAGGGCCTCAACCGCATGTGGTCCCGCCGGTCCCGCTTCGATTTCTTCTGGCCCGCTCTTCAGTCCATCGGTGAGCAGGCTGTGCTATCCAAAGAGATCTTCTGTGACGGCACAGCGGGGGACGAAACTGTATGGGGCTACCAGGAACGCTTCGCGGAGTACCGCTACAAGCCCTCGCTCATTACGGGACAGATGAGGAGCTCGTACCCTCAGTCACTCGATACGTGGCACCTCGCCCAGGACTTCGCCCAGAGGCCGCTGCTCAACTCCGCCTTCATCCAGGAGAATCCGCCATTCCCTCGCGTCATGGCGGTTCCTTCCGAGCCCCAGTTCATTGGTGACTTCTTCTTCCAGATGCGCTGCGCGCGGCCGATGCCCCTCTATGGGGTCCCCGGCCTGATTGATCATTTCTGATGGTCGCATGGCTCTTGCCTGCGGCCATGGTGGCCTCGGCGGCGATTGCCGGCGGGGCCTCCTACATGGGCGCGCAGGAAGCGAACTCAGCGAACCGTGCCCTTTCAATGGGGCAGATGGATTGGCAGGGCGATCAGGCCCGCCTCGGCGAATGGTTCCAGCGTGAGATGTGGAACAAATCGGCCGAGTACAACGCACAACGCCAGGAGCTCGGCCTCAACTGGTCCGAGCGCATGAGCAATTCCGCCTACCAGCGCGCGACTGCCGACATGCGCGCTGCTGGCATCAATCCCATCCTGGCCTACAACCAGGGCGGCGCTGCTACACCTGGTGCTAGCTCCGCATCCGCTCCTGGCTACGGCTCTCCCTCGGCGGGCAGCGTCTCGCCCGCCAAGATGGAGAACACTCTCGGTCCGGCCGTGAGCTCCGCCATGCAGGCGGCGAACGTCATGGGCGGCCTGCACCAGACGGCCGCGAACATCGGCCAGACTGAAGCAAATACACGTCTCATCCAGGAGAACGTGATGACGGCCCAGGAGACGCAATCCAATCTCCGGGCCTCGACCGCCAAGATGGCGGCCGAAACTGCAACTGAAGGCGAGCGGACCGGACTCGTTCGAAACGAGACGGCGCGAGCCGCCATGGAGCCTGCCCTTCGGCAGGCCCAGACCGCGGCCCAGAATGCCGCCGCAGGGGAGGCCGCCGAGCGCACGCGCGGCCTCACCGAAACCAATCGGGACTACCGAAACTACGGGCCTCCCTCGACCGCCCGTGACGCCGCTGTGAGCGGCGAACGAATCGGCCAGCGTCTCCGCGACAGCGGGGCGACCGATTCCATGCGGGGAGCCGTCGGGCGTACGCTCGACGGGCTCGGCGGAGCCATTCCCCGCAACACCTACTCCGGCCCCCGGAGCCTGCCGACAGCACCTGGTGCTCGCGGCAGTACCTACGACCCCAATTCCATCAACGTGTATCCGTAGGAGACACCATGTTCCATCGACCGCATGAGCGTTACATGCTCGACACAGGTGATCACATGATCACCAAACAATCCCACAAGGACGAATGCGATATTCACCGCATTCTCCGTCAATATCAGCGCACGGGCATCATCACGCATGTGCAATCTGCCCAGGCGCAATTCCTCGATCTTCCTTCCTCTCTCGACTTCCAATCTTCCATCCAACTCATTCGCGACGCCGAGCAGGCGTTCGCTTCTCTTCCCGCTTCCGTGCGGGACAAATTCCACAACTCGCCGGAGGCGTTCCTCTCAGCTTTCCAGGATGCCTCTCGCGCGGACGAGCTCCGCGCCATGGGCTTTCTGAAGCCCAAGACCCCACAGGAGCCTCATACAGCCCCGCCAGAGGCTCCCTAACCATGTCCACATATCCACGCCCCGCCGGAGGCCCGGAGGCCCGCAAGGAGCCTCTGAGGGCCGCAGACGGGGGGTGGGTATGTGGTCATCCCGAGCACCTGGTGCTCTTCGTGTCAGTTGCCCTACTCGTTCGCAACTGACACAACTGACAGCGGCACCCGCCGCTGTCCTAACCCCAGAAGGAGGCCCTCATGGGCAAGCGTCACAAGATGAGCTCCCAGAGCTCGAAGCGGTCCTTCACCAAGGGAGCGAGCCGCATCCACAAGAAGAACCTTGCCAACCCCATGCGGGGGGGCATTCGGCTGTGAATGTCCTGCTTCCATCCGCTCGAAGCCTGGAAGCCGCTCCCGCATTCCAAGCGCAAGAAGCTTCACTTCCGGCTGGGTCCCGACTGCGGCGAGGCCCTTCAGGTTCCCTGCCAGCAATGCCTGGGCTGCAGAATGGCTAAGGCCCAGGACTGGCAGACCCGGATCGCTCACGAGGCCTCGCAGCATGAGGCCTCGAGCTTTCTTACGCTCACCTACTCCGACGAGCATCTGCCAGCCGACTACGGCCTCTGTGTTCGCGACCTGCAGCTCTTCATCAAGCGCTTGCGCTTCGCCGTCCCCCATCGCATCAGGTTCTTTGCCTGTGGCGAATACGGGGAGCAGGGCCTGCGCCCGCATTACCACGCGATCATCTTCGGGGAGGACTTCCCCGACAAACGACCCTGGCGACAAACCTCGACCGGCTACACCACCTACCGCTCCGTCCAGCTGGACGGGCTGTGGGGCATGGGCCACGCCGAGATAGGCACGGTCACCCCCGAATCCGCGGGCTACGTCGCCCGTTACGTGCTCAAGAAGGTGAACGGCGATCAGGCTGAGGAGCACTACACCAGGTGCAATCCCTTCACGGGGGAGGTCACCCGCGTGAAGCCTGAATTCGTCGTCATGAGCCGCCGCCCCGGCATCGGGGGCGACTGGCTCGAAAAGTACGGGCCTACCGACTTGTTCCCGTCCGACTTCGTCGTGATTGACGGGTCCAAGAGGCCGGTGCCCGCCTACTACCTCCGCAAGCAGGCCGAGCAGGT